GTTCGAGGGTTGAGTCCACCGCCCCAGATGATCGGCCAGTACCTGACAAGATTCTCTCGGGTGGCGGGGCTGCCTTACGGTTTGTAACTTTCAATTCTTTCTCCAGTTTCGCAACCGCGAAGGCAAACTTCACAGGGTCTTTAATATCGGACAGTTCCTTGGCCTTTTTTGGATTCTTGCCAAGAGCGTAGATGACGAGCGCAGGATTATCTGCACCTTGTAGCACTACTCCTTGCTGTGTGACGTTGAATAGTTCCTGGGCCACGGCCTCGGCTTCTTCAAAATCTTTGACTCTCAGTTCAGCTCTCGCCTTGCCGTAGCCATCCAGCTTAGACTGCCAGGCTTTCTGCTGAGTCATAACTTCAGCTTGCTGCTTGGTGTTGGCATCATCAGCGAGCCGTTTCCGGTCAAACCAATCTGCCATTGCTACTTCGAATTTGTCAGCGTCGTAATCGTGTTCCTCGAGGCTTGGCTTCTTGCCTAGCACGACTGGCTTGATCTCAGTCGGTGCGGTTTGTAGCTTGCCTTGCAGCTCACGGTTCTGGCGTTGCAATTCTCGATTCGTCTTTCGCAGCTCTCGAACCCATTCAGGCGCATGAGTCTGTTCCTCGGGAGGTGGCGCGTCCTCACCAATACTGACAACAACTTCTTCGGCATCCTCGGGTTCATCCTCATCAACTTGTTGGTTGACTTCGATTTCTTCCTCGTCTAACTCGATTTCATTGCTTTCAATTACTGCCTTTTGATTCATTGTGACCCTATCAAACTCACCCACTTTGAACGACTGGGTGGTTGCCGTTGATTACATTCTCGCCCTTTTTCAGTTATCTGACAACGGGCTGATAAATCTGGCCTTGCAAAATCTGCTGCACTGCTTCGGCATTTGTCAATGCCATATTCTGGGCTGTCTCGTCAACCTTACCAAGGGTCTCGAGGGTTTGTGCGCGCTTCAGTTCTGCGCTGGCCACGGTCTCGACGGTATCGGCTCGGGCCTTGGCTGCCTTGGCTGTGGCTTCTTCGGCTGCGGCTTGCAAGTAAAGAGCGTTCGGGTCTTGAGGCTTGCCCTGCATCTCGGCCATGAGTTCTTCGGCCTCGCTGTCGGTAGGCTTGACCACGCCCATGCGAAGCAGCTTCTTGCGGAAGTACGCATTGGCATCACCGACGCCCTCGCCTTCCATGTTCATCATCGCCATTGCGGTTAAGACCTGTTGAGTCTCCGGGTCTTGGGTGATCTGGAGCATGCCAGTCAAAGCCCTGACAGTAGCTGCGCGCTTGCTGCTGCTGGATGGCCCGACTTCCGCCACAACGTCAAAGGTGGCAGCGCTTAAGTCGTTTGCCATCACCATTGCGCCGGTCTCTTGGTCAATGGTGGGCTGCATCAGCTCAACCATGCCAGCCTCACCAGTGGGGGCAATGGTTTTCATCTTGCGCTTGTCCTCGGTGTAGATCTCCTTTGCCATGCCAAGCCAGATCTCGCCGCAGCGCTTCATGCCCTTCGCGAAATTGGACATATAGATGAAGGTCTGCATGTCCACACGGGTTTGGATCATCTCTACGGCTTTTCCCGATACGCCAGACACCATCTTGTCAGCGCCTTGCGGATTGCCTAGGATGTCCTGCATGTCCTGCTCGGTGATCTGCAAGAGCGCAGCCATTGCCGGCGGGATTGCTGCCGACCTGGTGTACGCCACAGGTCCGCTGACTTGAGTGTTGCCATCTGGCCCGGTGATCGGGTTTACCAGCAGGTAAGGGTAATCACGCAGATTATCTTCTGCCCACATGACCTGATGCCCTGCCACTTGCTCAGGGGTCATGATGGGCTTCTCGATGCTGGACAAGGCTGAAATTTCGCCCAGCTTGGACAGCTGCATATTCTTCAGGCGTTGAGCATCCTTGGCCAGGCGCACCGCGCCCATGCAGCGTTCGATGTTGTCGACGAACCAGCGCTTGCCATAGACGACCACGATGGGAATATTCTTGCCCGCAATGTAGCCGGCATCTTCCAGGACTTTGCCGCCTGACATGATGTACTTGCGGACCCGCATGCGCTTAACCCGCTTCTGCCGGATCTCGGTCGTGCCGATGGCCAGCAGGGTTTCTTCCAACATCTCATCGTTGGCAAAGTCGGCCTGGGTGTAGCGTTCTTCCTCGCCGGTGATGTTCTGGAATATGCGGATAGTCTCGGTCTTTTCCTCGAGCTTGTAATACTCAGCGACAAATACAACATCAGGGGTTGCCCAGTCAAACTCGTACTGATGAATGATCTTGGGCCAGTCTGACGGGTCGTCGTTATAGATTTCCTTGTAGCTGTCGCGGGTCATGCTCGTTACGACGAAGCAGAACTTTGCGTCTGATTTGTCCTGGCGCTTGGCGTTCAGATCAAAGAAAACGGAGCTGTCGGCATCGTAGATCGGTTCGAAGCGGATCCGCTGCCGGTCGTCCTCGTCATCTTCTTCGTCCTCGTAAACTGTCCTGAGCCGCCATGCACCAATGCCGCCGCCTACTGCTTCCTCGAATGCGTTGTCGTAGGCTTCGTCTGCCACGGATGCCTGTTCATCTGCGCGATAAAGACCATCGCAGACCTCGGCCAGCTTGTCATTCTCGGAACCGTCCTTGCTCACATAATCGACGGTGATGCGGTTGTTTCGGTACTCGTTGACGATCCGAATAACCGCCAGCATGATCTTGTTGACTTCAAACTTGGGTTTGTTTTCGTACTGGTCGTAGAGTGGGCCTTCCCACTGTGCGCCGCAAAGTGAGTAAAACCGACGGTCTTGGAGGCATTGCAGGCGCTCATCCCTCAGTGCGGTCTGGATGTCGTTGTACTGCCGCAAGGCATCAGCATGCAGATTCGCAAGCCGTTGGTCAGTGGGAATGCGTGCCATTTGTGTCCTTGTTATGCCCATCGTTTGACGTTTGGAAGTGGCGTAAATGTGGATGGTCTGCTCACTGCCGAACGCCTGATGCCCTCGCAAGCGTACCGCAGCGCATCAATAACGTGATTCTTCTTGTCCTCGAGTATAGGCAGTATTCTACCCGTGAGCGGGTCTGATTTGTAACTGTAAAGACTCAGCTCGTCAATGGTGTGGATGCAACGAGGGTGAACCACGATGTCGTAATTCTTCAAAAACTCGATGCCTTCCTCCACTGACTTCGGGCCTTTTACCGCGGTCATGATCTTTGGGAACCCGTTTCGCTTCATGTGCGAGATGGTCTCCGGCCTGGCTGAATCGGCCACGATTGGCCACCTCTCAGCCTCTGGAACTTCCATGAAAAGGTCTGGCGTGTTGACGATCTCGCAGCCGACCATATAGGCTTCGTAGTCAATGTGCAGGGTCCGGCCGATTATGTGGCAACGGACCAGAACGGTAGGATCGACCGAAAAGCCCCAGTCAGCGCCAAGCCGGTGGATGGCATCTGGTGCTGCTTCGAATTCCTCAATCTTCCAGTTTCTGAACACCCTGGCGTTGCTGTTGGTCAGGTAGCTGCCCTGCCAAACGTGCTGATACTTGTCAGGATCGCGCCGCTTGTCGTACTCCATCTCATCGCGCAGAACCTGGGGAAACCACGGGTTGTCGGTGAAGTTGACTTTGAGAACGGTCGCATCCTTTGGAGGTGTTGGACCACGCAGCAGGAAGTCGACGGGGTCGGACTGCTGGCGCGGGTTCCAGGTGAACCACAGTTCTGAGTCTGGCTTGCGGATGGTTGGCCGCAGCAGGTCAAGGCTGGTCTGGCTCAGGCTCTGGGCTTCTTCCACCCAGGCGCAATCGTAGCCTTCCAGCGACTTAATCGAGTCGGCGGTATGGTTCTGCATACCCTGGAAAATAATCGCGCCATCGCCCTTCCTGGACTTGATGACGACGTCCTGCACTTCAAAGTATGCGCCGGCATTCATGGCCTCGATCTTTGTCTCAAGCAAGCGCTTCACGGACTGGTTCAAAGACTTCTGAATCTCCCGGACGCAGACGCTGCGCCGCTTCTGATCCATGATGTGTGCCTCGATCATCAGCTCGGCAAACATATGCGATTTACCGCTTCCCCTGCCTCCCCATGCACCTTTGTAGCGGCTGGCCTCGAGCAAAGGCACGGCCCATTCTGGCGTTTGCAGCTGCAGAACCTTAGCCATTCTTGACGATCACGCGCTCGATCTTGGTGAACTCGAGCGGCACACCGTCTGCGCCAGTCAGTTCATGCTTCTGGGTTTCTGCCCACCTCATCTGAGTCTTGCTCCACCAGATTGCTGCGGTCGTGTCACCTGCCATGACCTTCTGAAACAGAGTCTTGCCAACCTGGCCATTGGCCTTGGCTTTGCCTGAGATTAGCTCGGTGGCGAAGTGAGACCGGAGCGTGTCGACGTGGATACCTTCGCGCACCAGGACTGCGATCTGCTCGATGGGTAGGCCGTAGCCTGACAAGGCTTCTACCTGTTTGCGCTCGGCATCGGTGGGTTCAAAGGCTGGCCGGCCTGCATCAGGTCGTGCGCCGCCGTTTGATTTTCTAGCATCCTGCTTTTTTAGAACGGGTTTTTCAATCTTGGCCATTGTGAACCTCCGCGAAAGGTTGGTTTTCTGCGTGTAATGGAGCGGGTGGATCGGTGTCGCGCCGTCGCTGTTCTGGCTGGTCGCCAGTCATCGCCTGCTTCACCCGCTTTGGATATGGCTTTGCTAGGTGTTCAATCTTAACTCGAATTTCTTCGTCTAGTGGGAAAAGATATCGGTGTTTTATTCCAAATATTCGCATTGCATTTGGATCAATCTGTTTCACGCAATCAATGGCTTGTGAACCGTATGCCATCACTACAGAACGTGGGTGGATTTTCTTTCCATGAATAATCCATGACGGCAATTCTACGTTACCAGAATAAATCCAATTTGTAGCTTGGTATATGCCGCCATGATGCCCCTGTTCGGTATCAGCAAACGAAACAATTAAGCAAACACCAGGTGACTGACGCTTAAAAAATTTTATGGCAATTGAAAGTATGCGACTGACCGGCGTCTGGTGGTCACGCAAAGCCACACGAACAAGTTCAACACATTCTGTTTGTGTTAGTCCATAAGGTTTGCTCAGATTTGGTGTCGCCCCACGGCCAAACAAAACAACACCAATGAACTTTCCGTTTTCCCATGCTCCGACCTTGACTATTTTTCCGGCAGGTAAACACTTGCTGTAATGCCAGTTTGTGCAGGCATATTTTGCGGCTTCATGGCTTGCCCAATCGATTTTGAGTTCAGGCTTCACGGGCATCAAATTCTTTTCCACAGTGTGGGCAAGCAATCCACTTTGGATCAAGCTGATCTAGCTTGCCTTGGTCCTCCTCTGTAGCTGGCTCAAAGTCTGGCACTTGCAATGCTTGAATTTCTTCAGCCTTAAAGCCAGTCAGATCCAGGTCAAAGCCAAGATCGCCTATCTCACCTAGTTCAAGCGCCAGCATCTCATTGTCCCACCCTGCATTGAGTGCAAGTTTATTGTCGGCCAATACATAAGCGCGCTTCTTGGCGTCTGACCATCCTGCGGCCACCATCACAGGAACCTCGGTCATCTTCAGGCGCTGTGCTGCCAGTGTTCTGCCATGGCCGGCAATGATGCTGCCTTCCTCGTCTACCAGGATTGGCGTTGTCCAACCCCATTCCCGAATACTGGCTGCAATCTGGCCGACCTGCTCGTCGCTGTGCGTCCTGGCGTTGCGAGCGTAGGGCACCAGCTTATTAATGGGCCATTGTTCAACTTTGTCTGCGGGGTTTGTCATTCCTGATTTTCCTCTAACTTCGGTTGCGGGATTTCTGCCGGCCATAGTCCTGCGTCCACCAGCTGCTCAACGGTCCTGCGGTGCGCCAGGTGCCAAGCGGCCTGACGTTCTGCCCTGGATCCGCAAGCGCCTTGGTCGATGTGTTGATGGCACTTCATGCAAAGCGCAGCGGTATATTCGTCACTTGCCTTAAGCGCTTTACCTTTGCCGCCGCCCCAGTTGGTGTGGGCTGCCTGGACGACTTCCTGACTGCCGCAGAGTTGGCAGTCAAGGCTGGCCACCAATCGTAGGAGTTTCTTGCTTCGGATATAGCTGTGTTTCGGAAATTTCAGTTCGCTCATAAGTATTGAATCGGTGCAGATTTCCGCATTCGTAGCGTCGATAAGTAACATTATGATCCCTTTGTTGCAGTTTCCTCACAACGGCCCAGACATTACAAACCGGACATTTCATAGATCAATTCCTTTTTCCGCTGACCAGGCCAGCAACCATTCAATAAATTCAGAGGCATCTGGAATGGTGAACTTCCTACTTTGCCATCCCAGTTGAACAACCCTTTCGCCGTCCAGGCTTGGCGCGACCTTCCCAATCTTTCGGTCTGTCTCGCTGGCCCACTGGTCAATCAATAGTCTTTTCCAATCGTCTGCAGACCATTTTGATCCTGCCGCCTTCATGGCTTGGTAAATCTTGTCAATGATTGCGTGAAACATATCGTTCTGCATCGATGACCTGGTGGAGCGTTTCACTTCCAAGCGTATTGAATGCCCATCTGCCAGACTTTGCTTAATCTTCGGCCAGATCGTTTTGATGATTCCATTGGCCTGTTCTGGATTGTGCAGTTCGAAGATCATAGAAGTCTCAGCATTGACAGGGCTGATTCTGGGCTGTCAACGATTGCAAGTGGCCCACCTCTCCATGATCCGTGCCACTGCAGCTGGTCCTCCGTCAATCTTCGCTTCGATGCCGGCTTGGCCGAGTCTTTAACTTCCATAAGCAGGGTCTGGCTTTTGAATCCGACAAGCAGATCAGGTACGCCTTTCCCAACAGAAGCGAGAGACTGCACCGAAGCGCCAGCCTGGCGTAGAGCATTGACCACCGCTTCATGGTTTGCGTCCGTCCTGGCGGCTCTCATTGCTTACCTTGTTCATGTCGTTGCGCAAGGTAAGCGCTGCACCAGGTCCTCGGCTGCGTTCGATCTTCTGGATCATTTCTGCCCACCATGCGTTCGCTGGTCCCAATCCTTTTTCGCGCTGAAGGGTTGTCCATCTCGTTAGCCATTCCCTGGCCTCGCAGTCTCTGCGCCATTCTTCCGACTGGTTGTTTAATGTCACCGGTTGCTTTCAGCGCTTGATTTATTTGATGGCCTGGGTATTCAAAGCCTTCCCGGACCCGGTTCAATATTTTGTGTGCTTCTTCTCTGGTCATCTTGACACCTTCATCTTTTGGCTGATCTCGCGCAGCTTGGCCAGCGCTTCCTGCTTGGCTTTCTCCGTCACGATCTTTTCGTGCATGGTCGGCTGTCTTGATATCCGGAACGCTGGCTTTTCTGGGATCGCTGGCCCGTCTCGCAAGAGTCTGTAAAAGGCAAGCGCCGATGGTGGCCTGTCTGGGTTCATGTGCTTTAACGCAAAATCCATCTTTGGCCTGTAGGTTAGTCCTCGGCCACATTCATGGATCCAGGTCTGCCGAATGATTGTTGGCTCGATGCCGCGCCAATGATTGGAAAAGGTGGCGCCGTAGATTGCGCTCATCTTTGTGAACACGTAGTCGAAGCCGGTTTCAGCATCACAGAAGTCGTTCATTTTGCACCTCGATCGTTTCGGTTGCCCAGAAGGGTTTCGGTGTTGAAAGGCCTCGAGTGAGTGCCGTCATTGTTGCCTGCCGGCTGTCGGCTGCATTGACCTGATCGACTGTCCACTTGGCCTTGAAGCCTGTCCAGCCTCTCGCGCAGCACATGGCCAGGGCTTCTTCTAAGCTGAGTCCGGCTATCCTGGCTTCCTTGCCGATGCCTTGAATGGCTGTGAGGGTGACGGGTGCATTCTTTGCTTTCCTCAAGACAAGGAACGATTCGAAAACTTCTTGTGAAACGCCTTCAGGCGTAGCAACGACAGTTGCTGCTCTCTTCTTTTTATGGTTAGTGGTTAGTGGTTCTTGGTTAATGGTTAGTGGTTCTTGGTTAGCATTGCGTTCGCATTCCGTTGGCAATGCGTTCGCATCCACTTTTTCCTTTGCCCACCTAGCGTTTGCGCTGGCCGCAGATTTCTTGGATTTTTCTTGGTACAAAGCAAGCTCTTCGCCAATCCTGTTCTGCCACCAGCCGGAAGTCTCAGTCAACGTAAAAAACTCTCGCAATACGGTCGCAATGCAGTCGCAATGCGAACGCATGCGGATCAGCTTTCCGATCTGCTCAATGTCGTTTGGAAGGGGTTTTTCGTGGAGGAAACACCAGTCGATCATGCGACGGTAGGCTAAGTCCTCCAGCGGCTCCAGGTGGCCGGTGTGCGCGGAATAGTCCCCGATGTGGAACTTGTAGTAGTGCAAGAAAAGTCTCCTTTGGTGGACGGACCCAGTCTAGAAATTACCGGGTGCTGCCCAACCATTGCGGTTGTGAAAACGGTTACTGAGACCGTCCCCAAAGGAGACTGTGCTGCAGCAACACCAAATTACGCTTTCTAGGGCGTTGATCCATCTTAACTCTTAAACCACTCTGGCCGCAAGTGCATGAGCTGCCAAATTCGCGCCTGGGGAATCTTTTTCCACTGACTGATCGCGGCAGCCGTGATGCCAAGCATCTTGGCCAGTGCGGCAGCTGTTCCTGCCAGGTTGATTGCTTTGTCTTTGTCCATCCCG